GCAAGGTTAGCTTTAAGTAAATTATATTTCCTATCACTTTTAAAGTTGTTTCTAAAAGTATAAGGCATAAGTTGGAAAAATCTCTCTGGTTTACGTATTAAACAAACTTCATGTTTATTAACATCATATAATAAGTAATTGCTCAAATATTCAGCTCCAGTAATATCATGATGAATTGAAAAAAATTTGCAAATTTGACCTAATCCATGATACGAGGGTTTTTTGTCACTTTCATACACATAAATCTTAGCATATCGAACATAAATATTTAATATAAGTATATTAGCAAAAATTATTTGATCGTCACCGTTAACTTCAAACCTAACTAAAGTTAAAGATATACCAGCCTTGTGGATAATATACAAAACATAGAACCCTGATCTCATTGTGTTAGATAAACATGTATTCATTCTTCCAGACATTTGAGTACCTTTAATTAAATATAAGAATCCCTTCTTAGAAAATATCAAAAACTTAGTCTGAAAACACACTCTCTGTATATCAGTAATTAAAAATTTCTCAGATAGATAATTATTATAAGTTATTACTTTCCTAAGGAAATAACAATCTATACCTTCTAGTAATATTTCATATTGAGTAGAATCAAAAGCACTACCATCAGCACATAGAACACTAAAATCTGGGTGTTCCTTCATCCATCTAGTAAATTTAGCAGATTTCTCCTTTAATGAATATCCTGGGCCGCACCAAAATTGTCTATGCAAAATTTGCATCCCTAATTCACACACAATACCCATTAAGACTTTTGCCATAGGAAGTTGAGCACATATATTTCTTGCTTTATTATTCAGTTTTTTAGGATCCACAAATAATTTCTCGTCAGTTTTTGAATGCATTTTAAAAATTAATTTTAAAACATACCCCATATTATAATTCTCATATCCTTCTTCGTATTCTCTTCTTTTTGCACCTAACTTTGAAAAGTAAGATTCAAGTGTTATTTCTTCAAACTGAGTAGTATTCAGGAATTCAATAAACATTCTATCGATTTCATGCCTACAGAATTTAATAAAATCCTTCATTATTATTTTGTCATACCAATTGTAACACGATATTTGCCTTACCATAGATTCTAACTCATTCATAACGCAATGATGTTGTTTATTCGGCTTATTATCATCAAATATGTGTCCATTAACTTGTGGGCCAATATTTGTTAAAGGTTCACGATCTTTTTCTGGAGTATATTTGCATTTAATATCATTAGGCAATTTGTATATTCTTTGTTTGTCATATGAATCTTTATTGTAGCTTTCTTTAATATATGATAATGATTTATTAAACCTGGTAATTTTATCGTATTTAACTTTAAATTGAGTCAAAATAAAAATACCAACGGCTATTCTTAAAAATTCTTTAGTATTGTTTGGACTACATCTACTAAATTCAAATATTCTTTTACTTTCTACTTTAGGCAAATATGTTAACCATCCAACTATTATTATAACATAAGCTGATACGATTCTAGATTCACCAAATAATAGAATAATCATAATTGTTATAAATACTTTAGCGATTACATCTCCATACATTACTTCAACGCTTAAAAGTTGTGCTTCTAGACAATATTCAAAGAAAATGAATAAAATTATATCAAAATGTAGTATTAATGTATCAATTACTGTATCCAATATCAAGTTTTGTATAAAATAAATACATATATAAGAAACGAAGAAAAATAAAAATATTATTACAAGAGTCAAAACAGAGAGTTTAAAATGCTCCATTATATTGTTTAAAAAGAAACATGTTATACATATACAGCAAAACATTACAAAGTAGACATACATTCTTATAAGATGTTCAAACGACTCACAATTTACTATAATTAATAATATGAAAAGAGCAATCAACATCCATCCGCCTACTTTAGCTCCATATATACCACCTGTTGCAACATCATTGAAAGTGTAATAGTATGTTTGTCCCAGGCCTTTAAAAACCATATTATAAATGATTGTGCTGACACAGCTATATATTTTGTAATTGATGATATAAATCCTATGAGTGATATCTTTTAAAATAAAACATAAGTGATTAATCTTAGAACTAAAGGTTGAATTTTTTGGAAATTCATAATTGCCAGAAAAATATTGATATCTAACATATTGATAACCTTTCATAAACTCAACATATACATTATTATCATCAAAAACTTGATCAATTAAATTGCGCATATAATCTATAAACATGTTAACAAATGAAGAAGTCTCCATTACATTTAAAAAGTTAAAAAATAACTTATTATATGTTGAACCAGATCCACCATAAGTAAGATTCATTATTCTTAAATCATCTTTTAAGTCTTTAAACATTTTCTTAATATATTTTTTAAATAGATTATGATAACAACTTAAATTATTAGTTTTAATACAATAAGAAAGTCCACTCCTAAAACTCCTTTCTAATTCAATATCTTCTACTGTAAAATTTCTATTGAGATGTGAATCTTCTGTATAATTTATTAAAGGATAATATGCGCTAGTATCATTCAATATAACATGATGTAATATATATTTGAGTTTATGAGTTATAAATGCAGTATAATTAACAGGGTCAAATGAACTTATATTGATCTCCAATTTTTTGAGTAAAAACTTATCAAATGTTATATTCTTACGGGTTAGAATAGTATCAAAATTTTCATCAAAAGTGGCCAATGCTTTTGAATACGATTCTTCTAATTGTTCATTTAAATGTAACATATAAGCATTATAATTTTTTAGAAATATATATAAATCATCAAAGTCAGGAAAAACATCTAGATTATAATTATCAGGTAAATTCATAAGAAATCTATTAAACCATATTGTAACATTATCATACTTGTGCCCTTCATTGTAAAACACACTTTCAGCATTAACGAAGAGTTTACTAGGGCCTCCGAAAAGCTTTTTAAATAAAAACCAAATTAATGTAATTAATCCTAAGCTAAAAATGGATAAAATACTTAAAATACAAAACATTTCACAGGTGAATAGCTTTAATGATAATAATTTATATTTATTTAACTTAATTCTAGTAGCTAATTTCTGCCAGCATGTTCGTCGGTGTTGGTAGTCTAGCAAATCTTTCAAAAATAATTCCTCTTCATGAACGTCTTTTAAGAAATATTCCATTTCCATATTAGTATATAAATGATACTGATAGGCTAATTTGACTAGATCTTTTATCTCCACATATGATATATTCCATTTATTTGAAGTAGCTACGTCCGTTAAAGTTCGAATAACATTGTCCAGTGATATTGTGGTAGCATGACTTTGCCGAAAACATATAAGAGCTTTCTCAAAATAATTTATAGGAACACATAATTCTACATTCCGAATATCTAGACAATCTCCAACAAACTTTATCTTATCGCGAAAAGAATAAATATATCCATTTATTTTACACACTTTGGAAAAAGGTTCACATTGCTTAATAATAGTAATGGTTCCTAGGCTGTCATTGGAAAAATTGAAACTTTTAATATCCACAATCTTCTTTTCAACTACTTTAATTCTATCCTCTACTTGATCAACAAAATGAATAAAGTTGCGGTAACTAGCTGATGGTATGGTAGTTGTCACTATGTAATATAAATCTGGAGACAATTTTACAACATTTTCTACTAATGTTCGAAAACTTCGCATATGATTAGGGTGACGTGAGCCTTGTAAACACTTATCAGTCTCTAATTGCTCAATTAAATCAACACTTATAATATAATCATCAATTATGGGGAAAGGGTGATTATATGGTATAGGATTACCATCAACATACATAGTAATACAAGGAAATTTATATATAGTATTATCTGCAAATATGTGAGGTCTAAGAAGATCAATTTCTTGAGCAGCATTAGTCAAATCATTTATAGCATATCGGCCATCTGGAGTAAAAGTTACATTTTTAAATGAAACTATAATTGTACATTGATCCATAACATACTTAGCAGGTTTTAATCGAAATATATTAAAAATATTCATGAAACATTTACTTTGGGTTAAATTACTATAAAATATTTGTCTAAACCATTTTGGATTATAGTAAATAGCATCAGTAGCAGAGTAAAATCTAGGGGTATTGGCATCAATATTATATCTATTGCATAAATCTATTATGGCATTTTCATTATTAATAGTACCATCTAACCTTTGGTCAACAATATGCTCTGGAGCAACATAAGATCCATTAATATATGATTTAATACGAACTTCATCATAGGGATCTTCAGCATGCAAAAAATGAATACCACCTATATGATCAGTTCTTATTAAATTTTCACCAGCAGTTATTCTAATGTAATTTATGAATTTTTTAGTAATTGTATTATTTGCCCAATTTTCAACACCCTTTCTTGAACTAGCATGTAAGGAATGAGGATTTGACAGATCATCTGTTGAAGTAAGAAATTTTTTCATAAAAGGACTGGATAGCTTGTAAAAATCTGCGCTGACACTAACTATTTTTGTAATACCAGAATCTGATATTTTAATATCATAAGAAAATTGTCTAGTCATTACTCCTTCTCTATTACATTGATAAAAATATTTACCAAAAGTATTATTTTTCAAATTCAAATTATTAAAATTTAAATTTTTAAAAATTTTATCTAAAACAGATCTACAAGTTGCATTATAATTTGTAACCCATTGCGGCGGTTGTTCAAACCTTCGTTGTCTTCTATTATAATAATTATTATAAAAATTTAAAGAAGTTAACATTGGACCATTATATGTAGTATTGATATACTTAGGTTCCTCATTCCTATTATAAGTGAGTTGCAAATCATCTAATTTTTTAATAACATTTTTTAATCTCTCATCAATGATAGGAAATAACTTTGGATTCTTTGGATTAGTAATACTTAAATTAGGATCTTTATCTTTCTCAAGAATATCTTCAGGATCACCTTTGTCATCTGTATTAATTAATAGATCGCGGTTCCGATCCGATAAGCGAGCGTTATTAGAATCGAG